CAACAGGGCATGCAGCAGCCTCAACAGGGCATGCAGCAGCCGGTCCAGGCTGAGGACGAGATACTTCTCGACCAGATGCTTCAAGACGAGGCCCCTGTACAGGACGTCATCGTCGACGAGCCCATGATGTACACGGGCGCTGATGACATTCAGCTCAGCGGAGCCTCGATGGACATCAGCGAAGTGACTCTCACGGAGCAAGACGGCGTTCTCGCCGACCTGTTCGCGGGGAGTCCCGAAGTGCAGCAGGCACAGCAGGCCCTCGGCGTGCAAGCCAGCCGCAACCAAGCCACCCGGACCGTCGGAACGCAGCCCACCGAGGGCGTCGCGAAGATCGGAACGGGACACGCCAAGGAAGCCTCTGCCAGTGGCAAGGACGAAGTTGGCGAGTTGGCCAATCTCTGGGCGTCGGCTCCGGACGTGAGCAAGGTGTTCACCCCGTAGTCAACGACCCCCAGTTGAACCCCAAGATGTAGATGTATATTTTGTTCACCCCAGCACAACTAGCAAGGAGCAGTAAATGCCTCTCGAACTAGGTCAAGGCTCGGGCGATTTCCGGGAAACCAGCAGCCGTATCCAGCTATTCCACATGGGAATTCGCAATGCCTTGGGCATTGCGACGCCGGATGCCTTCACGCAGGCCAATCCCCCAATCGTCACGACCACAGCCAACGTGTCGACAACCCTTGCGGGGATCACCTCTTTGGGCATCTTGGGGGGCACCGTTGCCTTCACTCGACCCGACGCCGGCAACGGCTTCATTGGTGGACCCGTCGAAGTTGGAGCCGCTTACGTGGCCCCACAAAAGCCGCTTGGGCTGTTCTTGAACGATGCCGCAGGCAACGCTTTCGAGAACACTCCGGCAACCGCCTCCGGGCGCATCCCCTACGCCAGCGGCCAAGCTGTCGTGGGTGTGAGCATTTGGGAGACGCAACGACAGATCGGTGGTTCCGCCGCTCTCACATGGGCAGCTGGCGACCTCGTGTATGCGAGTGTCAACGGTCTTCTGACCAACCTCCCCGGCGACGCTTACGAGTGGCAGGTTGTTGCCGCACTCGAAAGCATCACGCTGATGGGTGTGGTCAAGGTCGCCCCCGACGCCAACAACTCACTGCTTGTCATCGACATGCGGGTCTAGAGGGAGGAAGTCATGGGCAATCAGGTTTCCAACCAAGTCAAGCAGCAAGTCATCTCCCAGTACATCAAGACGGCAGCTGGCCGAGCCAAGCTCGCCGCCTCGATGATCCAACCCCTCCGTCTGCGTCGTGACTACACGGCCGTCGGAAGGAAGACGTTCGAAGTCGAACAACTTCCTGACGGGGCACTCCCGATCTACGACAAAGACCCGGAAGTCACCGCGTTCGTCGTGGGCGAAGAGGGTGAGAACATTCTCGCCATCCAGAAGCCACGGCGCGTGATCTTCCCCTTGTTCGAGATCGCCTCGAACCCGGAGATCCCTCTCACCCAGATCAAGGAGCGTCGCTTCGACCTCATCGAGCGGTCCCAGGACTTGGCCAAGGCCCAGATCCAGGCTGCTGAGGACGAGCGGGTCTTCGCCGTTCTGGACTCCATCGCAGTGTCTGGTTTCGACACCCTCCCCGGGCAGACGAACCCCGACATCGCCGTTGTGGCTCCCATCAGCCCGAGTGTCCTGGCGGACGGTTTCGCAGAGATCGAGCGCCACGACCTGAGGGTTGCCAGGATCTACATGAACGCCGTCGACTATGCGGACATCCGCAAGTTCGGCCGGGACATCTTGGACATCGAGTCCCAGGCGACCCTGTTGAAGACCGGCCTTCAGGCGACCCTGTGGGGCGCTCAGATCATCACGAGTCGTCTGGTTCCGGCCGGATTCGTGTACCTATGCGCGGAACCCACCAACTTCGGGCGCTTCCCCGTTCGCACGGAACTGACCGTGCTGTCGGCCGATGACCCGAAGGCTCGCACCATCGGCTTCTCGTGTTTCGAGAACGTCGGCATAGGCGCGTTCAACCCCCGTGGGTTGACTCGTCTCGTCGTGACCCGATTCTAGTCTGATTCAGGTTAGATAGGGTGCAGTTCAAGCCCCTGGTTGGCGCAAGCCGGCTGGGGGCTTGCTGTATTTCAAGTGTCCGCTTGGCGCCGGGGGACCCATGAATAGACAGACTCTTGACGGGAGTCGGTTGTCTGTTTATTCTTGTTTGAGCATGCTCGGCATCAACAGTTTGGACGCTGAAACCCTCACCCGGCTCTACGTCGAAGAGGGCAAGACAGAGACCGAGATCGCCAGGATGTTCGGGACGTATCAGGTGAAAATCGGCCGTCTCCGGCGGGAGTATTGTATCCCAACGCTTTGCCGCACGGATCGGCTGGGACTTCCTGCTGAGTTGACCCCCAGACTTCGTTCGATTCTGGTCGGCTCAATGTTGGGGGACGGGGGATTGCGGCCAACGGGGTCAAAAACGGTCGGCTACGTCGAGCACCACTCAGTCAAGCAGAAGGCCTATCTCGATTGGAAGGTGATGGAGTGGGGGCCGTTTGTGTCCACAATACCACCATCTGACAAGGGGACATTTCGAGGGTTTCGTATCATCACTCATGGTTGCCAAACTCTTTGGCCCTTTTGGGAGATGTTCTACCCTGAAGGGAGCGGAGCCAAGACCTTCACGAACCTTCCGGTTGATTGGGTTGACGATCTGGCACTTGCTGTTTGGTTCATGGACGACGGCTCGAAAGATGGCCGTTACGTTAAATTTTCGGTGGGCCCTAACAAGGCGGACCAACGAGCCCAGATGCAAATGCTCCGCCGCTTGGGTTTGAACGGAAAGCTCTACGGCGAAGGCGGGGATGTACGCATTGGTGTTAACAGCCGCACCGGAGTCAATCGCTTCCTCGACCTCGTGCGGCCCCACATGCATCCGAGCATGGCTTACAAGTTAGAGGTGCAGCCGTCGAAAGGGGGGGTCGCCCCAAGAGACCTGCTTACCCCGGCGAGACTTCAACCACTCCTCGACCGTGGGTTCTCAGCTCAAGCGATGGCGGGGGTGTTTGGGGTTTCTCGTGGCAGCATATCCCGTGCTCTCGACAGGATGGGTGCCCCACAGCGCCCCACTGGGCGTCCCAGGAGAAGCACCCGCAAAGAGTTGGATGTTGAATCGGCAGCTTTTGCCATCAAGCTTCTCGACCCCACATTGGACGATTTCAAAGAGAAAGTGCTTGCTCTGCTGAGCCGGACGGAGTTGCCTCTGGAGCTTCCGACGGAGGAGCTGGCCCTCACGGACTGGGAACGGCTTCGGCGGGCCCCAACGCACCTTGAGGGGGACACCTTCGTGAAGGTGTCCCATGGGGGCTCAAAACTTTGCCAGCGGTTTTTTCCGCATCGTTGGGGGGCTCGCTACAGGGGGAACCCCTCTGTGAAGGAGGCTTGGTATGACCCCAAGTACCTCAAGCGGGCCATCCAGTTTCAGGTATCCGTCAACGATCCTGTGACTCCCGTGCGGGTGTTTCGAGCCCTCCAAGCAGTGGTTCGGGGACCCACCAATTTTCGACCCTGCTTCGCCAAGGCTCTAGTTGAGGCCTTGTGCCCAGAGGGGGGCCTTGTTTTGGACCCCTGTGCTGGGTATGGGGGTCGAGCTGTGGGAACGTTGGCGGCGGGGCGGCGGTATGTGGGAGTAGACCCACATCCGAAAGCCGGGGGGGCGTTCGATGGGCTTCGAGCTTTGGTTGGTGAATTGGGTTTCCACAACTGTCCTTTTGAGGAGGTCGAGCTGGGTCGGCTGAAAGCGGACATGGTGTTCACGAGCCCTCCTTATTTTTCGGTCGAGCGTTACTCAGATGACACTACCCAGAGTTGGGTCCGTTACAGCTCATGGGAGGCTTGGATCGAAGGGTTTCTGAGGCCCTTCGTGGTCAAGTCCAAAGCCCACCTCAAGTCGGGGGGCCTTTTCTGCGTCAACACGAAGGACGTGCGTATTGGCCGGCGGGAGTTTCCCATTGTGGGGGAATTGACCAGGCTGGCCCAAGAGGTAGGGTTTGAGCTGGAGCGCATTCTGACTGTGCCTCTCGGTCGCATAGGCAAGAAAGCCCCATTAGGGGAGCCGCTGCTGGTCTTTCAGACTGTGGCTCGTCCTTCGGGTACCTAAAAATCCTCTTGTAGCCCAACTCAGGTGCCATGCAGAAGATCTCCTCGCCCCAAGACCTCCAAGCCGAACTAGAACGTCTGGTATCCCTCTGTGACGGGCCCGAACGGCCAAGCCGGGAGGTGTTGGCCTCCGAGCTGAATGGTCTGGCTGACCGCTTGGGCCCCTCGATGCGACAAGGGGCCTACCCCCCGGCGGAAAAGCTTCGAGACGACCTCGAATTGGTCGAAGGCAAGTGCCAGGACGCTGAGGCCTCCATCAAGGCCGTTCGGTCCGCGATCAAGAAGTACGGCAGTGGGAAGCGCTTTCAGCCGCAGCTCAAAAATGCCATCCAAGATGCCAAGCAGCTTGGGAACTGGGGGCGGATCATGCACAAGCTCCTGAGTGACTGGGACCACTACGACAACTGGGACCCGGCGACCGACCGCTAGGCCGTGCAGAACGCGTGCATGCACCCGAGCTGGAAAGCTGTCCTCGCCGACGAGTTCTCCGAGCCCTACTTCCACGACCTCGCCGCATTCGTCAAGGCACAGCGGCGGGAGCACGTCATCTTCCCGCCCCCCGGTCAAGTGTTCAGGGCGTTCGAGGTCACGCCCTACACCGAAGCGAAGGTGTGCATCCTTGGCCAAGACCCCTACCACAACGCCGAGCAGGCCAACGGGCTGAGCTTCAGCGTCCAGCGGGGTGTCAAGCCACCCCCGAGCTTGGTCAACATCTTCAAGGAGCTGGAGGCTGACCTTGGCCACGAGATGCCGGTCCACGGGGACCTCACCCACTGGGCCCAGCAAGGCGTGTTCTTGCTCAACGCCGTCCTGACGGTCCAAGCCCACCAAGCCGCCTCACACCGGGACCGGGGGTGGGAGACGTTCACCGACGCCGTGATCGGCCACCTCAGCGACCGGGAGGACCCGCTGGTGTTCGTCCTGTGGGGCCGCTACGCCCGGAACAAGGCCCACCTCATCGACGAGAACCGCCACCTCGTGGTCGAATCCCCCCACCCGAGCCCCATGTCGGCCAACAGCGGGTTCTTCGGCAGCCAGCCCTTCACCTCGGTCAACGCCGGCCTCATCGAGCTTGGCCTGGAGCCCATCGACTGGCAGCTCCCTGACTAGTCCTCTTGTGAGCCCGCCTGAGTGATGATCGCCCAACGAGTAGCATCCCGGTGGTTGGCGGCCCGACAACGGCAGCGTCGGCAGAAGGGCCAGTCCAAGATCGAGCGGCGCCGTCGGTATCGCAAGACTCGGTCGAAGGCCAAGAAGCAATCGGCTCGCTACCGCAAGACCCACAAGTCGAAGACCAAGCGCTACCAGAAGCGCTACCGAAAGAACCCCAAGCGGTTCCAGCGTAAGCGAGCGAACATCCTGGCCTTTACGGACACTCCCTTCTTCGACCTGGAGCACGGGATGGACGGGCAGGTTCAACAGGTCGATGTCGACGAAGAGTTGGTCCAGACCACTGTCAACGGTGAGTCCAAGCAGTATGGCCTGTGGGACTTTCTTGATAGCACCGTGTTCCCCTCAGAGGACGGTGAGGGGGACTTTTTCGGGCAGCTCGACCAGGAATTCGAGTACGACGAAACCGACGTGGACGAGGATGACTACGACGCCGATGACGATGGCATCCCCGACGACATCGACGACGACTTCGATCTTGGCCCAAGCGGTGTATAGCCCTGTGTGACTGCATCCCTTGAG